TCTATGGGTCTGGTGACGTTGATGACCCCGCCTGAGCCGATGGTGTAGCTCTGGGTATTCGCAACCAGAGAAAAGTTTCTCTGAAGAGTTGCGTAGGACATCAGGTTTTGCGTGGACCACGACTCTAAGAGCTGGTTGTAGCAATAAAGACCATCGGTGAATTCCCCGGCGTTCGGGACTTCCTGACGGCCAAGTGTTCCAAGCGCCTTCATGGCTTTGGTAATTGCGTCGTTGGCCGTGGTCATGTGTTATGCTTTTCCAGTTGTTCGAGGTTGGTTCCATACCTGCAGAAGAAGGAACCTAGGCTGCCCCAATACTCGCGGAGCGTGAAACAGTCGCAGGGCGTGAGGGGTGGCCGATAGTTTCAACTCACAACCTCCGTGTTCGCCATGTTCTCTTGAGGAGCCTGCCCCCTCAGGTACTTGTCGAAGTTCCCCATCCAGCCTTTGACCCCGTAGTGACCGAATTGGATGTTGGGATAGATCCAGGCTTCAATTCCGATACCAGCAAGCCTTTTCCCGAAAACCCGGTCCTCACCCCACCGCAGACCGTTTTCGATCTCACAGGTAGAGAACTCGGTGTATTCCCGATCTGGAGCGGAGGGGTCGGCGCTGGAATCTTTGTATCGATGCTGGGGGTAGGCGTCTCTGAACTTCTGCAAAGCGCTTCTTTTGATCCGCATGAACCCGCCGGCAAGGAACGCAGCTTTGATTAAAGCAGACCCATCTGGAAGCATCCTTCCCACTGGATGATGGCCGGTAGAGTCCTCAACGAGAACAGGACTTGAAGTCCACCTGCCCCAGGCGTTTTTTTGAGGGTAGGACCCGACTACGACTTCCTCCGGTAGCGTGAGCATGTTGATAACCGCATTCGGGTCCCACTGCATATCCGAATCGATCAGGAACAGATCCGTCATGTCTGGGTCTTCGAGGGCTTTGTTCATGATCGTGTTCTTGGCCCGGTCTACGTAAGAATCCCCGGAGAGATCCCAGAACTCGTGTTCAATGCCCATCATCGTGAGCATTCGGATGGTGTGGGTGAGGCTGAAGATGTACGGACTGAACCCACGCATTTCATAGAACGGGGTCGCGATAATCACCTTCATCCGCGGTTGGTAGTAACGCCTTTTGATCTCGCTGTACTTCTCCCTTAACCATTGAGGCGTGAACTTGCCAGGCCCGATACTGGAGTTCCCCGCGTGAATTCTGGTGTGGGTCAGGTTCTCTTCGATGATCTGGATATTTCCTCTTTGAAGAATCTTGAGATAGAGGTCGTAATCGCAGAGGACTCCGGCGTCCACGTCCAGCCCACCAACCTCGGCCAAGGCGGGCGTCCGGTACATCCCGACGCCAAAGTATTGGTTCCCGTAGTACAGCTCCTGTAACCACTGCTCACGTGGCTTGTTGGAAGCCCTGCGGATTCGCTGGACATCATTGGCTCCTGGAGGAAGGGGTTTACCTGCCTCGTCCACAAAGTCTGTCTGAGAGGCTACGAACTCGAGGAACGGGTTCTTCTCGAATTCGGCTAGACACCTTTCGATGAAGGTCGGCTCTACCCAGTCATCAGCAGCCAGGGAGACATAGAACTCGGTCTCGCACTTCGCCACCATGGCGTTGAAGGCGTGCCTCACTCCCATGTTCTCCTCGAACTTGAGGAGCTTGATATCCCCGGTCCATGGAGCGAGGGCTTCTGTGAGGTTGTCTGTTGAAGCGTCGTCCAGAACGATCACGTCAAAATCCTGAACGGTTTGCTCGGCAAGAGATTGAAGGGCTTTGCCGATGAATCCGGCCATGTTGTGAACCGGAATGCCGATCGTGACCCTCCCCATTGGAGGGAGTTGGATCTTGTGCTTCTCGTGGAGCTTTTTAACGTCATCCTGGAATCTGCGGGTGTTTTCCTCGGAAGGCGCTGTAAGCCTTTCCGGAGGCTGGTCCGCATCGGCCCAGCGGTGACACAACAGCCTTCCCTCGTGCTTCTGGAAGAACCGCACGAACAGCTCAAGGTCGGAGCAGTGAAAGAAATTGGGGTCAAATCCACCCAACTCCTTCATGATCTCCTTCCGCATCAGCATGGAAGCTCCCCCGATGGGGATGTTGTCCAGGGTGAGGAGGGTCCGAATCCACGCCTCCGAGCTTCTGTTTTGAGCTTTTAGGGCGAATTGCTCCCATGAAGGTCTGGGCCCCATCTCTCCCTTGCCAGGAAGCCCCCAGACGCACCCGATTTCAGGATGGGTGTCCAGGTAAGCCACTTGGAAAGCGAGCTTCCTGAGGTCTATGAACTCGTCTGCTGAAAGAGGCTGAATGTAGTCCCCACTCGCCATTTCAAAGGCGAAGTTGAAGCCGTGGGGGATGCCTTTGTTTTCATCGAACCGGAAATAGCGGATTCGGGAGTCGTTATACGACTCGACTACCGCTTTGATGTCTTCTGTGGAACCATCGTCTACAAGGACGATTTCCCACTCTTCAAGGACCGAAGCCCTGACGGAATCGATCATCTTCCGCAGGTAGGAGGATTGGTTCTTGACCTGCGTGCAGATTGAGACGCGGGGCTTAGAGACGCGGGGCTTAGTCACTCAGCACCCCGATAATCGAGTTCTGCCGAAGGACGATCAGCTCCTCCCCGTTGAGCTTTGTGACCTGATGCCCATGGGTAGAAAACATCACCATGTCACCGGGCTTGACGTACATGGGCAAAAGCTTCCCGTTGTCGTCCGGCTTTCCAGGACCGCAATGGACAATGGTCCCTACATCCTCGTGGAACTCATCCGCATCACGAGGGATAAGAATTCCGCCCCGACTCACGACTTCCTTGTGTGGCCGGATAATCACTACGTCTTCGAGTGGTTTGATTTGCATTTTTTATGTGAGAGTCAAAAAGCCGCCCTCAAGGCCGTTAACAGCACAAGAGGGCGGAGTAAATGGCATCAGATGATGCCGAGTTGCTTCAGGGCGACAAACGCATGAGCGATGCTCGAAGCAGTAGTCGCGTCTCCAAACCCAAAAGCGCCCGTAGAGCTGGCAGCCGTTGAGATCGAGGACGATGCTACAAGCGTAGTTTTCGCCACTGGCGAACCGCCGTAGAAGCCGATCCGGTCGGTGGTGCTCTGACCAAGAACGGTTCCTTGGCTGTTGCCGTCTGACAGTTGTCTTGCTGCGTTACTGGATGAAAGTGCCATGGTTTCTCCTTAGCCTCCGAGCCTGCAGGCTAGTTCATCGTAATAAACGGTATCGCCATACAACATGTCGATACGAGCCGGCAGGACATCGTTGTTGATGTCGTAGGCTCGAATGATCCGAAGGCTGATGTTGCGATAGGTCTCTCTCGCCGCGAAATCAACTCCACCGGGAATTTCCATCGGGACCATTACCAGACCCAGAGCGTCGCGGCTAAACGCGAGGTTTTGCGCAGAGCCGATCTGAGCCGTGGTCGTGCCGGTCGGGAACAAGACTGCTGACGCGGTAGACATCGGCCCGGTGACGTTCTGGTACGGCCCCGAGGTTACGATCGGCGGCGAGAAGTTGATCGTCCAGGTCGAAGAGGTCGGGGTCGTAGAAGCTGTGACGACAAAGTTCTTCAGAACCCCGGTCGATTGCCGGCTTTGCGGGTTGATGTTGAAAACACCCGCCACGGTGAAGACTTCACCTACCGAAATGGTCTCGGTCGCGGTCCCGCCGAACATGGAGGTCGTGGTTCCCGTACCGTTGCCGGCCGAGGTGATGACCATTCCAATGGAGGTGTTGTGCTGCCCCGCGTTGCCGTTCTGGATGTTCTGATCCATGTAAATGTCGTAACCACCGATGGTCGAGAGATACCCTTTCACAAGGGCTTCCTTCGCTGTCGGCATTACGAACGATGGGATCAGACCACCAGCGATTGCCCAGTGACCGGCCGGGTTCAGAACCAGATTGCGCCCGTCTTGCGGACTGGCGTTGTCGTCCATCCTCCGGCCGATAAGCTGAACCGAGCTTGAGAAGGTCGAAGGCGTGACGGTCGGAACACCGACGTAGTTCGAGACCCCATCCCAGTTCCCAAGACAGTCGAAATCGACTTGGTTGGCAAGCGTCGCCATCGCCGGGGAAATATAACGACTGCGAAACTCCTCCACCGTCAGCGTCAAGTCCTGCGAGCTGAACTGAAAATCCACGTGGCGCTGTTTGTCCACGGTGATCGTGACGGACGGTTCTGCAATGTCCTGCAACTGGAGGGAAGCACCCGAGGCAACCGTGAACCTGTTCGGCTTGCGGATCGTGAGCGTTGCTCCGATCTTCACAAACTTGTTCTCGAATCTGCGGTTGACCTTGCTTGCCGCCACCAGGTTGTTCTCCAGGATCACCAGTGCATCTTTCGTGATGACCTGTGGAGTAAGTAGTACCTGTGAAGACACGTTTAGGCTCCTAAGGGAAAATTAATGACGTGCCCCCGCCTTTCTTGCAGCAGCAAGTTCCTTGTTCACACGCGCCGCGTACTCCTCCATCGTCTCTTCTTGAGGAGTCTTCTTCGCGGCCTCGGATTTGGACTCGAGCGGCTTGATCGGTTTGGGGGCTGCAGAAACAGCGGGCTTCGGTGCCGGCGCTGCCGTGGCCGGTTCTGGTGAAGCACTAGCGGTCAGCTTTGCAACGAGTAAGCCCAGCTCTACGAGCTGCTGAACAGGATGAAGTGCAGAAATACGCTTGGCTTCGGCCGGGTTCTTGCCGAGGTGATACTGAATATCTGGCCCATGCTCGGATTGCAGGATGGCTTGCGCCATGGGCATCGAGACCTGAACATCAGGAGATTCCGCGACTGTTTTGTAGTCTTGGTATTTCTCCGCGGCCTTCGATACCCTTGCGTTATAGGCTTCCTGCGCGGCGGCTTGCGCCTGCCGCGCTTGTTCCTCTTGACGCTTCCTGCCTTCCTCCGCTAGAGCCTCCCTCACCGCTGTCTTGGCTGACCATGCAGCTTTTGCATCGGCGTAATCTGCCAAGGCATTTTCATAAGCTGCCGGGTCCGTATAAGCGGCTCGGTCGGGTCTTTGCGGTGCTGGGTCTTCCTCGGCTTCCGGCTTAACTTCTGGCTTGGGCTTGTTCTGCCCTTCGATGATCGCCAGGAGTCGAAGCTTTTCAGCTCTCTCTTCCTCTCTCTGTCTTACCAGCTCATCGATCCGTTTCTGAACGCCCTGGCTCTTGGGTTTCCCTTCGGGCTTGTCGCTCGCGGCAGGATCTGCCGGTTCTTCCGGGGTTGCTGATTCCTCGGTTACGTCTTTTTTGCCTTCATCAGGCGCAGCATCAGCCTTCGCCGTTTCGGGCGCCGGCTGTGAATCGGGTTTGGTTTCGACCACCGGCATATCCGACCTTGCGGACAGCGCTGGTTCGTTCTGTGGAATCAGGTCGATTTTGAAATCTTGTTCTACAGTGACATCAGACATACAAGCATTTCCTCTTCTTCTCGTTCTTGAATCCTGCGTTTGATTTCCGCTCGCCAGAGACTTCTAATCTCGTCTCCGACTTGACCGCGTAGCTTGGAAACGACACGCTCATAGAGCTTTTGGGCGTCGATAACCAGATCGGGCTTTCGCTCGATAACGGCTTCAACCGCCTGCTCAACAGCCTCTCGGATTTCTTCGGCTTCTGGACCGTCGATTGAATCGAGGATGCTTTCTTCTGCTTCTTCATCCCCGTATACATCCCAGTCATAGCCGTACCGCCTCCAGAACGGTCCGCCACCGAAGAATGGTTGAGCGACAACAGCGGGAGGTGGAGGTTGACCGCCGGAGAGATTGGCAAGGAGGGCTGCGAGCACGTCATCTCAAAGCAGCGAGCGCCCAAACGCATTAAGCCTTCCCATAATCGTCGCCCCACCTGAAGCGAGCCGTATTCCAAGCGCCGACCCCTGAACTGCATACGGCGGGTTGCTGTCTGGGAACATGATCGGCGCCGGATTTGTGATTGCGATATCGATATCAAATATCGTCGTGGTTCCATCCAGTACTTGCATCCGGCCGCCTGTCGGCGCTGCCGAGTAACTTGCGATTATTCCCGTCACGAAATGAGTCACACCGCTAGAGGCAGGCAATGTGATCGTGATATTCGTATTAACAGCAGAGGACGTTAGGAAATATTCCATTTGATTGCTCCCTCTGGATCATTCATAGCAAACCGAAACCGTCATTGAAGACGACAGAATGCCCGTTGTGCCGCTGCCAGCCGCAAATGGCGTCCTGATCGTGTACATGACGATGCCTGTACTGAATTCCGTCCCCATAGGAAATGCGTGGTAGATGGTGGTGCTCGAATGCACGCCTATTAGGAATTTCGTCGGCACTGTGGACACCGGGGCGGCCGTGCTTGCGTTGCCCAATTTCACCCACGCATTGCTCGACCCGAAATTGGAGACCGACACCGAATAAATCTGTCCCGCGCCAGCTTTGATTACGGTTGTGTTCAGGGTTGCGCCGCAAACAATGCTGGTGACGTTTCCGCCTCCCGCTGACGACGCAGTTGGAGCCATCACCCACGGTGCTGAACTCTGAGCGACAAAGAACGGGATCGAGCTGGTGATGTTGTTCGCCACGACCGTCACGTTCACCGCTTGGGCAACGGTCGAGACCACATTGACCATCGTGGTCCCCGGAATGGCTGTGGAGACCGTGACCCCGCCGTTGATCGTCCAGGGGGCTGAACTCTGAGCTACGAAAAACGGGATGCTCGAAATGATCTGGCTGGAGACCGTCCCGAAAACCTGAGACGTTCCAACTAAAGCATGAGGAACGCTCGATATGACATTGACCGAAGACGTGCCCTGTATGGTGACGTTGCTCGTCACCCCCACCTGCCCGTTGACCGTCCACGGACTTGACGATTGGGCTACATAGAACGGGATCGAGCTGACGACATTCAGGCCCGGCAAGGCCGCTACCGATACGCTGGGCGTGCCGGCAACCCTGACTACCCCACCATAGGCCCCCGCCGCCGGTTCGGTGCTTACGACCCTGGAGAAGGCGTCCGCTACCTCCGGATCGGCCTGAACGACCGACTCCCTCACCGCCCCGTTGACATCCACGCCCTCCAGGTTGATGCCTGTAGCCCCTACCGGAACCGTGGTGACGGTAGTCATGCATCTTCAGCAACGTAACCATCGGCGGTCTTGCTGATCTTTTTCTTTCCGCTGGGCATGTGGATATGGATAACCGGTGGAGACTCTTTCTTCTCCGGCTTTTCTTCTTTCTCTTTGGCTGCGGCTGTTTCTTTAGCTACACGCTCGTTGGATTCAATCTCCATCCGAGTGGCCTGCAGGTCAGCCACAATCCCAAGGACCTTGGCCTCGAAGTCAGAAGCTATTTTCTCGATCTGCCCCTGGTTGCTCTCCTGCTGAGCGGCCTGCATCTCGAGCATGGCCTGTTGCATATCGGCCGCTATTTTGGTGAGCTTCGCCTCAAAGTCCTTGGCGATCTTCTCGCGCTCGATCTGTCTATCGGCTTCCTTGTCCCCCAACATGGCGAGGGCTTGGTTGTGCTGCTGCTGCATCTGCTCGAGCTGCCCGGAGAGGCTTTGGATAAGGGCTTGGGCCTCGGGCGGGAATTTGCCGACTTCCATCTTTTGGATATTCGGCGGCAGGGTTGCAGCCAACCTAGCTGCAATCTCTTCAGCCCCGGGCCAGTCCATGTTCTTAGCGATCAGGTCCCCGATTAGAGGTGCAGCTTGGGGGACAGCCTTCATGAAGAGCATCATCGAATCCGCAGCCTCGGCCCGCTTCGTGGCGTAGGAAGGCCCGATCGTCACCGCCACGTCGTACTCCCCTACTTTGGGGTTGAAGATCGCCCGCTCTTTTCCGTCTGGCGCCTTGCCCTTGGACATCGCTGCTTGTTGATTCGGGTCGAGCTCGACCTGTTCTTCCTTGTCGTCCTCACGAAGAATGGTCAAAACCCGCTTGGTGTCGTAAATCTTCGGGATTAGGTCTATGAGGATTCGCCCGGTATGTCTTAAGGACCGAGCGAGGTTGTCTACATAGTGGAAATTACCAAGGTCCCCGACACGCTTTAGCTCCCTCAGGGCTTTCCCGGACTCGTCATACATGCGCTCGTTCAAGGTCGCATCGAAGCGAATCCCCGTCGCGGCCTGCATGTGCTGGGAAGCCTCCTGGGAGGCTTGTACAAGCCCCTGGGACATCGCCGGCATGGTCTGCCGCTGGGGAGCTGGAGCGGGTTTCCCGCCGATCGTGGAGCCCTTGTAGAGCAGATAGGGATGGTTCTTGACGTTGGCTTCCTGCCAGCGCTTCTCATGCCCTTCTACTTGCCCCTCTTCCATGATGAACGGGGCTTTGGGTTGGAGAGCGATGAACTCTGTTTTATGGGTCTCCCAGTAATTCAGCATCCGCTGGGCGTCTTTGGCGTCCCTGATTAACCCTGCTTTGGTAACTTTCCCCTCAATGTCCAGCTCGTCACCGACTACCTCGATAATCGGGATCCACTTACCCGGCCAGTCGTTTTCCTCGAGGATTTCGTTGGCTGTTAGTTTGTGCCACTTGATGTACTTCGCCTGGACTTCCCGCTCGTTGACGATCAGAGCCGGATTGGTCTTGATCGCCTCTTTGATTTCAGGCGAGAGTTCATCTTCGTAGGTGATGACCCCGCCGAGGGCAGAATCCAGAGCTAACAGCCTGCGAGTCGTGTTCTCGAAACAGAAATACTCGGCTATCCGAATATGGGTTTCAGTGACCCAGTTTCGATACTCCTCACCGATGGAGGATTGATCCCAGTCCTTCAACTCTGCTTTGGGCCAGTTCTCCTTGAACTCGGTCCTCGTCACCATGTCAGTGATGAAGCCCCACTGAGAATCAGAACCGTCAGGCTCTTGCCTATCGGGGTCGAGATAGACGCGGAACGGATTTCTGATCCTCTTGACCCGCAATACCTGGTCGAACGTCTTGTCGTTCTCGTACTCGGTGATAACGCGCCAATATCCCCAGCCGTTGCTTACGGCGTTGTCAAAACCCGTGTCATAGGCGATATCGGCGTTGGACTGTCTTTCAATCTGCTTGATAAGCCCCCGCAGCATCTTGGCAGTTTCGGGGTCTGACCTGTCCCCTACAGGGCTGACGTTGATCGCCGGCCGGTTCTGCCGCTGATCGTTCGTGATCTGGTGCACGAACGTCTTCATCTTGTTGATGGTTAAGCAGGGGCGCTTTTCTTGAGACCTGGCCGCTTTGATTTGCTCCGGCCACTGATCGCCGTTCTTGAACTTGAGATCGTCAACCGCCATGTGGCGGTTCTCGGACTCGGCTTCTACAGCCCGGTCAAAGCGTTTCCGGGCCGTGGCAAGGAAGGACTCCTTGTCGCCCTTTGAGTAGGCTTCTTCGCCTACGTCGTCGTCAGGTCGGTGACCTGTTTGCGCCATGGATCGCCCGAAGAGGGGAATCGATCACTGTTCAATCTTCGCGTCTCCGCGTATTGCTTGGCCCAGCACAGAAGTGTCTCGTTCTGGACGCTCTGCATGGGGATGTCCTGCCCCTTACGAATTCGCTTTGCAAGGCGCTCGGTGATGGTCCTCACAGCCTCACCTCGCAGGGATTGGTTCCTGCCCGAATACATTCCTCCACTGCTGCTTTGAAGGCTTGCCGGTTCGTTCTCAGGCTCTTTGCACCTTCAAGCGGAACCTCGGTGTGGTAACTCCCCCTGTCCGTGGTCGCCATGAACCTGACGACCTCACAATCCTTCAGCGGGTCGTAACGCTCGGACTCGGAGAAGCGCACGAGGATCTTCATAGCCACGAGTCCGGTTTATCTACGAATCCAGCGCTGCGCAGGTCGTCCAAGATGCGTCTGCCTTCCTCCGTACTCGACACTCTCTCCAGCATGTGCTGGCGCCGGCATAGCGAGGCATCGCGCGACGACTTCAATTCCTTGCCGCATGCGGTGCAGTAGGTGCGCGAGGTGTGTTCAATGCGATACATTCAATGCGGCCCATTGGTCATGGGTTCAGTTGGCACGCACCACTGCTTGCAATTCAAACAGATCAGCTTCGGCCTCCAACTGAAATCCGCGTAGGTCTCGACATCGCAGTTGAAAGCCGAACAACCGCATTTGCAGCGGAAGGTGAGCGTGGCCGTTGCTGGTTCTGACAGCAGCTCCTCAACCGGCAGTCCAATAGCGTTCATGTCGCCAGCCATGCAACCTCCGCAACCTCTGGCGTATAAGTGATCGCCTCCCACTCCGGAACCTTGGTCTTGAGCGTCGCGGCCTTGTGCCCTACCCCGAGCTGCATCCAAGCATCCGCCGCGTTGCTCGACCAATCGTGGTAGGGCTCCTCGCTGAAGGCTTTGCGCTTCTCGTCCCAGACGTAGTGATAGGAAACGAGCGCATTCCTGCCCTTCTCTGTTTTCTTCCGATCGAACCAGCACCGTTTGATAAATGCCCGGCCAGCGTTGATCTGCGATTGCTTGTCGAGCTTGTCCGTGACCTTGAATTCAATTCCCAAGGTCTTAGCTACCTCTTTCGTGCTCTTACCGTTGGCGGCGAATTGATGGGCTTCTAGATCGTGCGGACCGTTGTGCTTTCCATAGACATATGGGAGGTTTTGCAGATGCTTGGCGTAGTGATCCATCCCCACACCCGCGCCTTGGTTCTCGTAGTAGTCGATTACCCTGACCTCACGCCCTACGTCCTGCGTGAACCAGATAGCGCACGGATCGCCAGTCCCGATATCCCACCAGGTATCGACCTTGTGCTCCGGGTCGTAAGGAACCCCACAAATCCGGCCTTCTCTTTCGGCCTCGTTCATCGCCCGGCCAAAAACTGCCCCCTGCAACACGCCCTCGAATGAGCAATAGAACTCCTGCTGGATAAGCTCCTCGCTCATGCCCTCGCGGCGTTCAGCATCAATATCGGCTTCACTGAGCGCTCCGGTGTCCTTCACCGTGAGGATCTGGGCGAACCAGTCCGGATTACCCTTAGCCATCTCATAGAGGGTGTAGCCGTGGTTCTTCCCCCTAGGCGTGTAGTCGAAGATCGCCCAGCCGCCGTTTTCTCTCAGGATGGGGCGGATGTAATCCCAGCCCCTTGGATCTTGCAGGGCAAATTCACTGAACACACATCCAAGCGGGTTGGTCCCAACAATCGCATCAATGTTGTCCGACCCAACAAGCTGCACCGCACTGCCATTCACAAGCTCGAGCCGCAGCTCAGACTCGTTTTTCTTCGTGACCAAGGGAGCAGGAAAGTGGGCCATGAACGGAAACCCATCCCTATCCCGTCCATCCCACAGAACTTTCTTCGCCTGCGTGTAGGTCGGGAAGATGTAGAAGTACGTCCCGACCCGCTGAATGGCTTTCTTGGCAACTACGTTGATGAACGTCTTTTCCTTGCCTGCCCTGCGATGCCACACCGCTACGATGCGGTTCTTGCCTGAATCAATCGCCTTGAGAACAGGAAGCTGGTAGGGCCTCGGCGTGTAGTTATGCGGGATCGTTACCTGCATAGCTCACCACGCTTACCTCCAGTGGACCACCGCCAGCGCCTGTATGTTCATGGGCCTGCAGATCAGGCACGACCTTGCGCAACAGTCCGAGGGCTGCTGTGACTGCGCTTGCGGACATTTCCACTTTGCCAAGTACGTGTTGTTCAAGTCTTTTGGCAATTCCGCCGGCCCTGATGCGAGCCCTCACCGCATCCGCATAAGCGGCTGAAGTAGATACGCGCTTGTGCATGCCAGGCTTACCCGACATTGGGATAAATCTCGCGTCCCTTGTTGTTATACAGCCGGCCCTCGATCCAACGACCTATTCGAGTCCAGCCTTCAAAGATGACTCCGGGCGGGTTACAACCCGGAGGTGAATGCGCGGCTTGCGAGGGAGGAGCCGCGGAGAACTCTCTTATGTCCTTCACGGACCAAGAGCGTATTCCTTAACTTAAGCTAATACCGTACTAGGGCTAGTCGAACTAGTGCCTAATTGTGCTACGTATAGTCGCAGCAATGCTTCACCGTAGCTATGTCCAGGCTCTCCACCACGCTCCCAGTTCTGCGCTGTGCAGTGAGCTACTCCGAGCGTGAGGGCGACCTTGTAGGGCGTCAGCCCATTCTCGCGCAGCTCCCGCATGATCTTCGCCCAGTCTGTTTTTATTGGGGTGAAGTCCATCACGCGAACGGCCCTCCACGCCTCGAGATGAAGATACTGCCCTCTTGGTGCCTGGTAGGCATGTCCGACATGCACTTCGCAGGCTTCCAGTCGTTCTTTTGGGTGTAGATGGGGGTTTCAAGCCTGCCGAAATGGGCGAGGACTTGAGCGGCTTCCTTCGTTCCCCGGAGCTCGCAGATCAGATCCAGGTGCTTCAAGTGCTCATCGGTCACACACTGAAGCAACACGCCCTCATGGCCTTCAACGTCCAGCTTGGCAAGGTCCGCCCAGTCGAATAGCGGTCTGCAATCCACTACCGGGACGGTGACAGTCTCTCTGGGGCCGTAGGACTCTTTATAGCCCTCGATGTGGGAGCCGGTGAGGTTCTGTAGCACCCTTACGAATCTAGCTTCACCATCGCGGTCTGAGACGGCCGCTTGCTGCAAATAGACGTTAATGCCGTGATTGACGGCCACGTTATCGACCAGCCTGCCGAAGATATTCGCATCCGGCTCAAACGCTCTTATCTCCCACCCCAACCTGAGCATCAGGATCGAATGCAGTCCGAGATTCGCCCCGATATCCAAGACCTTCTTGTAGCGACCGCGGTTGTGCTTGTAGAAGGCGAAGATGATGAGTTCGTTACTTCCGAAGAGATCCAGGCTGTCCACCTTCCCCATGCTCACGTATGGGAATTGGATACCAAGCTGATCGCACAGCCACGCCTGCGCCTTATCCCTCAAGCTGCCTCCTGTAAATCCGCCAGCGGTTCACCGAATTTGATTTGACCCTCTATCCCATGGTCGGGGTTGATTTCGAGCTCAAGGAACGCCGGCCCTTTGCTGTTCAGAATCCCCGCCAGCATGTTCTGGGCCGCATCCGCCCATGAGGTTTGCAACGCGGTCAGGCCGTAGGCTTGAGCTACAGCCCGGTAATCGGGGCAGGCTAATCCGCCTTCTTCGCTCGTGGCCGGGTATTCGCCTTTGAGCCACTGCCTTTGGGTTTGCCGGCACATCGCATGCCCTCGATTGTTGAACACAAGAACCTTGATAGGCAGTTGATGACGCGCGACAGTCGCAAGCTCAGTGATGTTGACAGATAACCCACCATCACCCGTGACCAGCACCACTCGTTTTCCGGTCGCGAACGCAGCACCAACCGCGCCCGGTAGCCCATACCCCATCGGTGTCTGGTTGAAGGCGTGGACAAATCGCTCTCCTTTGAATGGGTATGCCTGCATCATCCAACCCAACACGCAGCCGGTATCGCTCACGATCACGTCATCGCTGGTGAGCTTTTCTCCAAGATGCCTGACGAACTGATAGGGGTTGATCTTCCCGTCGTCAGTGACTTCACCTGGAGGATACTTTTCCCTCCATCCCTGGATCTTCTGACTCCACTCCCGATAGCCCCACGTTGACGTATTGATGTCGTGGGTTGCGTAGGTCACGCAGTCGGAATGCAGCTCGGTCAGAAATTCCTTTGCATCCCGGCAAACCTTCTCGACCGGACGCCCGATCTGCTCCATCTTGTCGAGCTCGGCCTGGTCAATGTCAACCATGATGATCTTTGCTTTGGGGGCGAAGCTCGAGGCCGGGCTCCCGGTGGCTTTGGTATCAAGCCTTGTTCCCACGCAGACGAGAAGATCCGCAGTTTGCACAGCAAAGTTCGCCGCCCTCACTCCATGCGTGCCGAACGAACCGACCGAACCCGGAAACATATCCGCCGCGCCCCATGTGGTCACGACGGGCACGCCGGTAAGCTCTACAAGCCTTCTAGCGACCTCCTGAGCGCCGGCCAACCGAATGCCGCAGCCGAAAACAAACAAAGGTCTATCGGCCTGACGTAAAGCGAGAAGGGCGTTCAAAGCTCTGCTCTCTGCACGTCATCCGGGATGTCCACCAGCACCGGGCCGGGTCTCCCATGCTTGGCAAACGCCACTGCGGCGTGAAGCGCCTCCAGCACTCGGCCAGGCTCCATTACCGTCGCCGCCCATTTTGTAATTGGCTTCACTATCTCGACGATTGGGGTGGCTTGGAATCCGAATTGTCGGGTTCCAAAGGTCTGTAGCCTTGGAACGGTTTGGTTTCCGGTGAGGTAGAGGACCGGAACCGAGTCGTAATACGCCGCAGCGAGCGGCGTAACGAGCGAAGTTGCACCGGGCCCGCTCGTAACGAGCGCACAGCCAAAACCAGTAATGCGTGCATAAGCATCAGCCATAAAACCAGCCGCTTGCTCATTCTGTGGACAAATGAATTTGATGTCATCGCGCCTCGCTATGGCATGAATAATGTGAAGATCGGCCCCGCCTGAAATAGTAAAAACATGCTTTGTATGTTTCGCCAACCATTCCGCGATCACATCCGCGACCTTCACGGAACATGCCTCCACTTCTCGCGCTTCGCGATCCTGCCGATGACGCGAGCATCAACACCGTAGTCCTTTGCCACTGAGTACGGCTTCTCGCCAGCGGCCACGCGCGCCCGGATAACAGGGATGTCTGTTTCCCTAAGCTTTGAGTTATTCCGCTCGCCATTGACGTACACCGCGCGCCCGCGAGCCCGCATGTCATTGACGTTCTCCAGCTGCGTCCCCGCGTACAGATGCTCTGGGTTGTAACAAGCGCGGTTGTCGCAACGATGGTTGACTTGCAAATCGCCGTGCAACGAGCCGGGATTGGTCAACCTAAACATCAGGCGATGTACGCCCATGTTGTGACGCTCGTACCTGACAATGCCGTATCCCCAAAGCTTCGTCTTCGGCCAATTCATACAACCCGTCTTTGGATCGTGAACAGCAACCCTCTTGAGGAACGACAACCAGTCCTCTTTTTGAAGCTTTCTTAGTTTTTGCTTCATGCCATGTCCTTGAACACCGTAGCCCACGTCGGGACGTGGATGGTCTTGCCGCCGATCTCACTCTTCGGCCTAGCAATGGAATGCTTGAGGCAGTCGTAGATGTCCTGGTGGTCAGTCCCTTCACCCCTGTTCGCTACGTCGTGGCAGTTTTGGATCTTGGTCTTCACAAACCCAGGCGCGATGCAAAAGCACTTGATGTCCAACTCCGCGTCTATTTCCTCCACAGCTCGAACGAGCAACGCTTTTGAAGCCGAATACGCTGAGTAGAGTGGATTGCGCTTGATGGGATTGGTCCCGCTGAAAAATACAGCAGAAGCCTCCGGCCGGCGATGCTCGAGCAAGTGATAGAACATCCTCAAGGGACCCAAAGCATTGATCCGCACGCATTGCTCCCAGTCGTCCGGATGAATACCGGAGAACTTGCCGATCGGGACAAGCGTTCCGACACAGACCAGCAATAGGTCCCACGGCTGGCTTATCAGCATCACGGCTCTATCGATGCTTTCGTTCTTGGAGAAATCACAGGAGGTTCTCGCTGTACCACTGACCGACCAGCCTTCAGCGATCAGCCTTTGAGCAATGTTCTTTGCAATGTCGCTACCAAGTCCGAGAATCAGGGCTTGCTTCATGTCGGCAACTCTTCCAGTTTTTGTTTGTAGTTTTGAATGAACTCCTCCAGATCAGAGCGAGTCAGCTTCACCACTTCTCTTGCTCCCTGCAGCTTTCTCTCGAACCACTCCAACCCGTTTTCCCGGATGAGCTTGGCTGCGAAGACCTCATAATTACCGCCCCTGCCACCAAACCTAGATATAGGTCTGTTACAGCGATCGCACTGCGGGCGAATAATCTCAACATCAAGCAGTACAGCTCCAGTCCTTCCATGAATAGCGTGTCCGGCCTGTGCTTCGTACTTCCAGTGGAGGAGCTTTCCGCAGGTGTAACAAGATACAGTGCCGCCTTCATCTGCATGCCTCCTGCGGACGTACTGAGAAAGCAGCTTCCACGCTTGGTCCTTAAGCTGCCTTAGAGATTTTGCTTTTTTCTTCTTTCCACGCACGGCCACTTTTAATACCTCGCACTTGTCTGCTGGAAATCCCGTACTCTGGCGCGATCAGCCGCGACACTCTCGCGTCTGCCCTTATCTTTTCGACCTGCTCTGCGGTCAACTTCGCCATTGGGTGTTGCTCGCCGAGAAGCCTGCTCGCCCTCCCCTTTCTGGCCTTGTCCCGCATGTTTTCATCGTGATCACCGAGAAACAGATGTTCCGGGTTAATACAGCGTGGGTTGTCGCACTTGTGCAGGACGTACATCCCGCATGGAATTGCACCAGTAGCGATGCAGAACATCGCGCGATGCGCGCGGACCATGCGATAGTTGGGAGCCAAGTTGAAACGTGTAGAAACCCCTATGAGGCCGTAACCACTAGCGTCATGAGCCCTCACCCACGACCAACACTTACCAGCTTCCGCCGAAGACACTCCAGCCATAAGCCTCGCCTTCAATGCTTCTGCGCTTCCCCTTTTCTTCAAGCTGCTTAAGGTGGGCTTTCTTTTCACGTTCTATTAATACGGTTGGTTTGGCGCAGCGCCAGCAGGGGAGGGGGCGCCGGAGATAGCGGCGCTTAGCCCTTTTTCACCGGGGCTAAC